AATACAACCTGCCCTCAGATTGGGATAGGGAGATTCCGCAGACTGAGTGGGACAGAACAAACCGCTGGCCGTTGATGGGGCCACAATCGGCGCAGGATTGGCAGTCGTTCAAGTCCGGCATTGTGTACGCTGGCCCCCGTGAGCGATTCCGTATTCTGGGCAACACCTATGCAATCAATCCCCCGCCGCCTAACGGGCTGGTTTTTGGTTTTGAGTATATTTCTAAGGCATGGATTTACTCTGCTGGCGGCGTGGCTCAGACATCCTTTGCGTCTGACAGTGATACATTCATTTTCACTGATTCTCTACTTATTACTGGTCTTAAGGTGCAGTGGAAACAAGCTAAGGGCCTTGATGCTTCATTTGATTTAGCAGAGTTCCGCAGCCTGTTGGAAAATAACAAGTCGCAGGACAAGAGCTACCCGAAGTTGTCATTGTCACCAATTGGTAGCTCTGTATTGCTAACAACAATGAACATTCCTGATGGTAACTTTCCGAGGTAACTATGGACAAAATACAAGCAACACCACGCAATAAACTAGGCTACTTAGTTGACGCCTTGCGTAGCGTTAACGGTTTAGCGGCTCAGAACGAATACACCAACATGGCCGCAAACCTAGTAGGCACTCCAGCAATAGAGCGCACACTAGACCGCATGAGCTATGGTGAACCAGTTACCAACATTGGCAAGGCAAATGTACCGATAATCCCAGAGGATACGGGAGAGGCCGTTATGACTTTGGCTCCATTTGCAAAACCATTAGCAATAGCCGCAGAAACTGGAGTAAAGGCAGCACCAAAAATTGCAGCAAGAATTGCAGATAATGCAATGGCTCCAAGTTTGCTGAATAAGCAGCAAGGTGTAGTTAAATTGCCTTTTGATATAGATAAAACAAGATTTGAATCTGCCAAAGATTATTTGGAAAATATTTCAATGCCAGAGATGGAACAAGTACGTTCTTACGCAAAAAAAATGTTAAGAGAAGAACGTGTACCGAAATCATTTCCGGGGTATGACTATGAGTTAAGAAAAGCAATTACAAAATTAGTTGAAGAAAAATTTAAATGAAAGCCTCTGCAACATCAATCCCAGCTTGCGTAGGTGGCCTAAATGATCGCGATGGTATCGCAGACATGCCGCCTAGCGATGCCGTGGTTCTGGAGAACTGGTGGCCATATCCTTCCTATCTTGGAGTGCGCAAAGGCAATGCAGACCATGTAACTGGCATTCCTGCGACGGTCGAGACGCTTGTAGAGTATTTACCTACTTCGGGCTCATCTACCCTATTCGCAGCGGCTGGCACTTCGTTTTACAACGTCACCACAGCAGGCGCGGTAGGTGCTGCGGTTCAAACTGGATTGTCTAACGCTCGCTGGCAACATGCTCAGATTACAACTCCGGGCGGCTCTTTTCTTTATATGGTCAACGGAGTTGATAAGCCTAGACTTTGGAATGGAGCAACGTGGACTTCTATTGATGGCGTATCAGTTCCGGCAATCACAGGAGTAACTACTACTCTTTTGGTTCACGCGCAGTTATTCAAAAATCGCCTATTTTTTGTGGAAACAAACTCAATGCGGGTTTGGTATCTGCCGGTTAACTCGGTGGGTGGTGCTGCGGCTTCGCTTGATCTGGGTTCCGTCTTTCGTTTGGGCGGTTCTATTCAGGCTTGCTATACGTGGACTATTGACGCTGGTTCCGGCTCTGACGACCATTTTGTCATCTTGTCTACGAATGGCGAAGTGGCTGTCTATTCGGGTACTGATCCTAGTAGCGCTGCGGCTTGGAGTCTGGTTGGTGTGTTTACCCTTGGCAGGCCCATAGGTCGTCGGTGTGGTATCAAGTTTGGCGGCGATCTTGCGATTAACTGCATGGAAGGCGTATTCCCATTGGGTAAGGGTCTTTTGTCAGCTTCGGTAGATAGGCGCGTTGCACTGACGGACAAAATTCAGAACTCCGTGAGCGTTGCGGCCAACTCGTACGCCAGTAACTACGGCTGGCAGCTTTGCCAATACCCTGACAACAACATGCTGATATTGAACGTTCCAGCGGGTAACGGGCAAAACTATCAGTACGCACAAAACACAATCACAGGCGCATGGACTAAGCTAACCGGCTGGAATGCTACCGTATGGCTAAATGCTGCTACGGGGCTTTACTATGGCGACGGTAACTCAATTAAAAAAGCATGGACTGGCTTCTTAGACGGAACCACGCCTATTCAGTCCGATGTGCTACCCGCGTTTAATTACTTCGGTAACAAGGCACGGAATAAGTATTTCACAATGGTGCGCCCATACCTGCAAAGCACCGGATCACCTTCCGTGCTTTACGGGCTAAATACTGATTTCAATATCTCAGACCCTCAAGGCGCATTGAGTTACACAGCTCCTACTGGTATGGTGTGGGGTTCTATGGTTTGGGGTTCTATGGTGTGGGGCGGTGGCCTCACTCCGATTACCGCTTGGCAGACTGTAGGAGCTGTTTGTAACTCAGCGGCTGTGCGTCTTAAAATCCAGAATAACGGATCAGATGTGCGATTCACTAATATGGACTACCTCTACCAGCAAGGGCAAAGCGTATTGTGAAAATCTTCGGAAATGAAGTTACCTTTGATGCTGATATTGTCGGCCCTTGGGTATCTTCAAAAACCGGGGGGCATTGGTGCAAAGGTAGGGGAACTGCGATAGGAAGACTAAAAGACGGCGAACTGGTGGCGGGTGTTCTGTATGAGGACTACACCAAGGCTAATATTGTCTGCCATATCGCTGGTGATGAAGGATGGGCGACTAGGGGTTTTTTGGGGCTGATATTCGATTACCCATTCAACCAGTTATGCGTGGAAAGAATCACAGCCCCCGTACACAGTGACAATGCCAAAAGTATTGCGCTAATGGGGCGTTTAGGGTTTACACTAGAGGCAACGCTTGACCGAGCTATCCTCGGTGGGAACCTGCTTATATACCGTATGTTTCGGGATGAATGCAGATTTTTAGAGGATAAGTATCATGGGCAAGCAATCCGCGCCTCAAGCGCCTGATTACACAGCAGCAGCAGAGAAAACCGCAGCGGGAAACCTCGAGGCGGCTAAATACGCTACAAAAGCTAATCGGGTCAATCAGTACACACCTTACGGCAATCTCACTTACGAGGAAAAGCCTGATGGTACTTGGTCGCAAACCCAAACGCTAACACCTCAAGCACAGGCCACACTTGACAAGCAAATGGCCTTGTCGGACAAGTACGCCGATACAGCCTCACAAGGTTTTGATAAGGTTCAAGGCTTGTTGTCTAACCCAGAGCTAGACCAGTCTCAGCTACCCGCTAGGGCTATGAACGTAGGGCAGACAGCGCAAGAGGCGATTATGTCCCGCCTACAGCCTCAACTTGCACAGCAAGAGGAAGCACTACGCACACGACTGGCAAACCAAGGCATTACCCTAGGCTCTGACGCTTACGGCAAAGAGATGACCGCACAAGGCCAGCGAGGTAATGACCTACAGTTGCAAGCGGCTCTCCAAGGTATCAGCCTAGACCAAGCTAACCGCGCAGGCGCATTGCAGGAGCAGGCATACATCCAAGACAGGCCGCTTAATCTGGTTAACGCCTTGCGCTCTGGCGCTCAGGTACAGTCACCACAGTTCCAAAGCTACGCACAACAAGCCACTACCGGAGGCCCGAACTATTCAGGCGCTGCACAGGCTCAATATGGCGCGGATATGGATGCCTACAACGCACAATCGGCTCAGTCTGGTGGCTTAATGTCTGGTCTATTCGGTGTGGGCATGGGGCTGGCAGGATTGCCGGGCGCTGGCGGTTCTATTTTGCAAGGTGCTAAGGGGTTGTTCCGATGAACGATTTTGACCAACAAGAAGCGATACTCCAAGAGCGTCGCAAGCGTTACGCGCAGCAATACGCAAACGCTCAAGCCCCGCAGTCTCAAATGGTGGGCGGAAGGCTTATCGGCCCTAACCCGCTAGAGTATTTGGCCGCTGGACTTCGTGGCTATGGCGGAATGAAGGGCGAAGAACAGACAAACCAAGAAATCGCAGACTTGCAAGCCAAAAAACAAGAGGCCATGCAAGGCGATATGTCTGCCATGATTGGCGCTTTACGTGGTACACCTGAAAAGACGATTAGCGCACCGTCGCCGTTTGATACTGAGGGCGCTGGACAGTTCACCATGCCTGCGCAAGCTGGGAGCATGGATAAATTCTATGAAGTTGCAGCCAAGTCGCAATTCCCGCAATATCAGCAAATGGGCATGCAGGGCGCACTTAGTGCAGCGCAGCAGCAAGCGCAAGCAGCACAGAAGGCACAAGAAAATCAGCGTTTTATGGGCATTCTGCAAAGCTCTACGCCACAACAAGCAATTGCCGCTGGTGTGCCTGTTGATTTGGTGAAAAGCTATTATGAATCGCGTAACTACGGGCGCGATAAGGTTACCTATCAAAAAGCAGGAAGCGGTGATTTGGTTCCGGTCACCGAATATGGCGACACGCCTGCAAATGCAAAACCAATAAGCAACACCGGAAACAAGTTTTCTGACTTGCTTATTACTGATCCTATTACTGGCGAAGTTGTTCCAAATCAACCTTTGGTCGGTGCAAAAGTTGGAATTGCAAAAGCAGGTAAGCCACAGATTACTGTTGATGCTCGCAACTTCAACACACAGGAAAGCGAGCAATCTAAGGCGTATGGCAAAACCCTTGGGGAAATGCGCGGCACGATCACTCAGGCTGGTTTTGATGCGCCAAAGAAAATAGCGCAATTAGACCGCATGGAACAGCTTATCGGCGCACTAGATGCCGGTGGCAAAGGCGCACCATTGGCTGCTGACATTGCATCTTATGCACAAAGCGTCGGAATAAAACTAGATCCCAAACTGGGCGTAAAAGAAGCAGCGCAAGCCTTGGCAGTTGAAATGGCTGGAAATATGCGCACACCGGGCACAGGCCCAATGACGGACAAGGACTTTGACAACTTCTTGAAACGAGTTCCAGATTTGTCTAAGACGCCTGCTGGTCGTAAAGAGATTACAACGACAATGCGAGCCGCTTTGCAGCGTGATCTTGAAGCATCTAAATTTGCGCGTGACTATGCTAAGGCTAACGGAGGCGTTATTGATGACAACTTCTATGATGCAATGGCAGAGTTTTACGCAAAAAACCCAGTCGTCACCCCACAATTACCAGCTACTAATGCACGTGGCCAATCGTTGCCTAAGTTTGAAGGCGACAAAGAATCGCGTTATCAAGCATGGAAGAAAGCGCAGGGAATGAAATGACAGAGCAGGAAGAGTTCGAGTTTCGCGCACGGCTTGAAGCTGAACAAGCTCAAAAGCCTACAGCACGTCAGCAGTTTCAAGCATCTATTCCAATGCGAGTATGGCAGGGCATGCGTGACCCTATAGACGCTGGCGCTCAGTTGTTGCCGCGTGGCTTGGAGTTCGTAAGCTCTGCTGGTGGACTTGCGCCTAATCCCGTATCTGAATGGTTTGGGAAAGAGGCTCAAAGCGTAGACCAAGGCATCAGCGAAAACGAAGCAGAATACGAAGCAGCAAGACGCGCAACCGGTCAAGAGGGATACGATGCTGCAAGGCTTACAGGTAACATTTTTAGCCCTGCAAATGCGGCTATTGCATCGCGATTGCCTGCCGCAGTGTCAACCGGTGGCCGTGTCGCCACAGGCATGGCATTGGGTGCCGCTGGTGGAGGTTTAAGCCCTGTCAACACGCAAAACAATCCTGACTTTGCAGGGACAAAAGCAGGTCAAGTTGTTATTGGTGGTATAGGTGGCGCTATCTTGACGCCAATAGCTGGCAAAGTAGCCGATAAGTTTGCTTCTTATATTGCTAGCAAACGGGTGCCAAGTGAACTGGTGATGCAAAAAAGCGTCACTGAGATTGCGAAAGATTTGGGGCTTGATTACGCAGCTATGACCAGCGGGCAAAAAACTGCCCTAATGGACGAAGTACGTAAAGCATTGCAAGCCAATCTAGGCAAAGACCCTGCCGCAGCATTGCGCAAAGCTGATTTTGAGGCAGAGGGACTGCCATTCCTGTTAGGACAAGCAACCCGCGACCCCTTGCAGTTTGCCGCTGAGAAAAACCTTGCCCAAGGTAACAAAGAGATTGCATCAGTATTGCAGCAACAGGGCTCACAGCTTCGGCAAAAAATCGGCGGATATGGCATAGGCGCATCCCCAGAACAGCAGGCAGGTCCAACGCTTATTGCCGCATTGAGGAACTACGATTCCAAGCTAGGAGAAGGCGTTAAGAGTGCATACACTGCCGCTAAAAATTCAGTCGGTAAAGATGCTGAAATACCTATGCAGGGATTGGCTCAAGACTTTGCGCAGGTTTTGGATAACTTCGGCGACAAGATTCCAAGCGGCGTATTGAATCAATTCAAAAAATATGGCGTCATTGAAGGTGGCGACATGACGCAACGCAAGCTGTTCACAGTCGAAGAAGCTGACAAACTTCTAAAAGTAATCAACGCTAACCAAAGTAGCGATAAAGCAACAAACGCAGCACTCGCAGCCTTGCGTGGAGCTGTTAAAAAGGCTGTAACTGAAGATGCTGGCGCTGACGATGTATTTGCAGGCGCTCGCAGATTGGCCGCTGAAAAGTTCCGCATTCAAGATGCTGTCCCAGCGTTAGAGGCATCAGCATCGGGTGCGGCAAATCCTGATACGTTTGTTTCTAACTTTATCGTTAGCAAATCTGCGCAAACAGATCAAGTTCGCAAGATGGCTCAAATTTTGCGTGACACTGACCCTCAAGCATTCAGCGAAGCACGTGCGCAAGTTGGAGCATATTTGCAACGACAGGCGATGGGTGAGAATCTAGCTGGTGACAAGGCTATCAGACCAGAAATGTATGCAAAAGCATTGCGCGAGATTGGAGAAGGCAAGTTAAGCGCATTTTTCTCCCCTCTGGAAATTGCATCAATGCAGCGCCAAGCGCGAATTGCAGCATATATTGATTCGGTTCCTAATGCTTCGCGTCCAAATACATCAGGAAACTGGCAGGCTATTACAAACGTAGCTCAGAGAATGCCGGGGATGCCTACTGCATTGGCTTTGGGCGGCGCATTGAAATCTGGAATAGGTAGCCAATTAGATGCTACTAGGGCGCTTTCTGGAAAACTTCCGACCAATCCAACGCCCGAAGATATAGCACTTGTTTCTAAATTCCTTAGTGGCGGTGCATTGGCGGCTGGTTCTACCCAAACCCAGCGCCGGTAAAATTAGCATGTATAAATACACGCCTAAAATCATCGCCAAAATGCGTAAAGTTTCATCCATGAGTCAGAATATGCCACGTATTGGTAAAGGAGCGCAACAATGAGCCGCAACGGATCAGGGGGCTATTCGCTTCCTTCAAATAGCTGGAATCCCGCAGTCAATGGTGTATCAGCTACAGCCGCAGACTGGCAAGCCCTTATCAATGACGTTGCTACGGCCATCCAACAATCTATCAGTGCAGACGGTCAAACCCCGATCACTGGAAACCTGCAAATGGGCGGTAACAAGCTCACGGGATTGGCGGCAGGCTCTGGCACGGGTCAATCGCTACGGTTTGAGCAGCTATTCAGCCAAGGAACTATTGCAGACATCGCATCCGCTGCAACTTTGGACATTGGAGCACAGTTAACTAGCTTTCTGCGAGTGACCGGCGCGACTGGCGTAACTTCATTCGGCACAAACTACAACGGCCCGCGCTTTCTGATATTCGCAGGTGCAGTGCTTTTGACGCACTCCGCGACTCTGGTGCTTCCAGGCGCTGCAAACATCACCACGGCTGCGAATGACGCGCTTATTGCAATCCCTATCTCTGGTGGGTGGCAGGTTGTGGCATACACCAAAGCTGCGGGGATACCGGCGGTTGCAGGGCCGTTATCATCATCTGGAATCACAGGAGCTGCCGCATCCGGAGCCAACAGCGACATAACTAGCCTGACAGCACTGACAGCAGGCGGCTTGCCTGATAACTCGGTGCTTACGGCTGATATTGCGAATGCGCAGGTAACGCCTGCCAAGCTGTCGCAGCCATTCACCGCTGGCACTGCGGTTGCAACCACATCAGGAACGTCGCACGACTTCACGGGGATTCCAACCTGGGTGAAGCGGATCACTGTGATTTTCAATGGTGTGAGCACGAACGGATCAACAAATTTACTTATTCAAGTCGGTGCCGGTAGTTTTGTTACTTCCGGCTATGTCTCAACAGCATCAATCAACTCCACGAACGTAACCGCCACCGCTGGGTTCCTTGCAACTGCCTCCATTATTAATACGAATGTTCTGAGTGGCTCCGTTGTGTTGTCGCATATGGGGTCTAACACTTGGGTAATTTCCGCTTTGCTCGGTAGTTCGGTAGGCACGATAGGCGCTCAGGTTTCAACGGGTGTTCTCGCTGTAGGAGGAACGCTTGACCGCCTAAGGCTAACAACTGCCAGCGGTTCAGAGGTGTTCGACGCTGGCTCAATCAACATCCTCTACGAGTAAAAACCATGCGCTACGAAACTAATCTCCAAACTGGCGAAGTCACTGAGCATGAAGATGCTCCAGCAACACCAGAAGCACCTCCCACAGTACATGACCAACTCAACAAGCTGGACGCAGACAACGCACTGACTCAGCGCAACCTGCGCGAGACTGTGATGCTG